AGCACCGGTCGTTGGGTTGTAGGTTCCCTCCACAATGACGCGATGCTCGGCCATTGTTACACTCCAAACGCGACGCCCGTAGCGTCGCTCATTCGCTTTGCCTGTTCGATCTGGTGCATCTGTGTGCCTCGTGGCTGCATGCCCTCAGCGCGTGCATTGCGGTAGGCCTTCAGCTCAGAGTCAACAGACTTCTGCTTGAGAGTTAGAGCCTCGCCGATAGCGAGGCTCAGGCCCTTGCAGCATTCCGCATAGGACTTGTGATCCTGAGTTGGGCAGCCGGTTCGACACTTACTCGGATCGACTCGAATGACTTCGTCATTACCCTCAAACTCCGACAGATTGATTCGCGGGACCATGATCGGTGCACGCCTAGTCATAGTCGCCGACGGAGTTCGTCTTGTAGATGCCCTGCTTGTGGGTATCGTGTGCAGCGGGGAGAGACTGGCCAGCAGGAGCCTGAGCGACACGGTAGACGTTGGAGTCCAGAACACCCTTCTCGTCCCACATCACTCGGTTGGTGGTTCCACCTGGTGTAGCTGCTGCGCAGCACTGCTCAGTGCAGCCCCAGTCAACAGGCATGGTGCCCGGCGCTGGATTCTTGGCCGGACTGTAGTCGTATCCGTGAGTCACTTCTTCCCCTTCCCGCTCTTCTTCGGGGCCGCCTTCTTGGCGGCCTTCTTCACCACGTTAGCCTTGCCCTCCTTCTCGAACTTCTTCGCGATGTCGGGGTGCTTTGCGTACATGAACTTGCGCTGCTTGTCACTTGCGTATGGCATCAGACCACCAGTGTGAAGTTGGCATTGGTGATTCCAATGCCGGAGTTAATAAGGTCTGCCTTGGTCGCGTCATCTACTGTCCACTCGTATCCACCTCGGAAAGTGTTGAGCCCGGTCGGAGTAGTACCTGGCTCATTGATCGGGATGTTGGCCGATCCGTTCTCGTCAGTGTAGGACTGGAAGCGAACAAGCACATAGTTAGGTCCAGGCGCTGTCTGCTTCACCGTGATGCCACGATCGATCCTGAACCTCTGAAGCATGAAGTCCCATGCGAAGGGTGCCTCATCTGTAGTTGGTGTGGTGAAAATCCAGTTAGCCATGGAAACCTCGCAAGAAAGAGGGGAGCCCCCGAAAGGGCTCCCCTCAATCAGTTAGACAGTCGGACGGACAGAGCTGGAAGTCTGAGTCACGATGAGTGCCTCAGGACGGTACAGAGACCAACCGGCGACACCGTACCAGCCGAACGGCTGGAAGCGGGTCAGCTTGTCAACGACCGGACCGCGAACAGTGTGGAACTCCTCGGCAACCGCCTCGGCAAGTGCCTGCTGTCCTACGGTGTAGGTGTTGTAGACGCGAGTCTGAGATGCACCGGCACCAGAACCAGCCTGTACGTTCTGGCAGCGAGGGTTCTCAAGGAAGACCTGACCCTCGTACTCACCGATGTTTCCTGCCCAGATGTTACCTGCGGCAGAGTACTCGTGAGGCTGACGCCAAGATCCTGCACCGGTCTCACCACGGAGATCGTGGGATACATCCGGGTGGATGTAGGTGGTGTAGTAGGCGTTCATGGTTGGGTGAACCTTGTTCGAGCGCAGCTTGGTAGTTGCGAGACGAACGTCGGCAGTGTCGTAGCGAGAGTTCGCAGTCTGGTCGATCGCGGTTAGCGCGATCGCCTGAGTCGGGTTGGACCCGAAACCGTACGACGGGTTACCCGTTGCAGGGTCGTTGCGAATGGTCTGGGTTCCAGTTGCAAGAACGTTCTGCACGATCAGGTCGACAGAGTCGATCAGGTTCCATGCAACCTGGTTGACAAGACCTGCGGTCACGTCGGTGAAGCTGAACAGGTCGAGCTTGTTCGACACGAGGATCGCGTTACCGTACTCGTTCAGGGTTACGGAAACGGTGGTTGGCTGTCCTGCTGCAACGGCGTCAGGGTCGACAAGCTCGTTGAGCGGGGTGATGGCCTGAGCGAGATCCTGGTAGATCTCGAATACAACGGAAGAACCTGGCATTGCCTGCTGTGCAGGCTTCTTGTCCGCTACTCGACGGAAGATAGGCTGGGCACGTAGTGCGAACTCTAGCTCGCGGTCGTACGCAGTCTGGACGAGGTTGGACATGGCAGAGGTGCCAGTAAAGGCGTTAGCCATTACACATCCTTAGGGAGAATGCGGCCCTAGTGCTTACTGCTGCTGTGTGCGCGCGAAAGCCTGGAAGGCCGCGATACGATCGGCGGTGGAGGCATCCGGGTTGTTCATGGCAGACAGTGCTACGTCTGCATTTCCGGGTGCTGCACCCTGGGCTCCTGCCTGCATCATGCTCTGAAGCTTCTGTGCATCGGATGCGTCTACTGCTGGAGTGGATACCGGAGTAGCCTGAGGTGCTGAAGCGCTGCCAAAAGCAGCGCGCATGTCATTGACGAACGCCGAGACCTTGTCCGGGTCAGCATCGCCGCTGTAGTACTGTGCGGCGGAACGTGCCACACCCTGAGCCTCAATCATGTCCGCGACCTGGTTCCTCTGGTTGACCGCCTCTAGCTTGGCCAGGCGGGCCATTAGTTCCTCGTTCTGCTTCTTCTGGGCTGCGTAAGCGTCTCGTAGTGGCTTAGGCCCGTTGTTCTGCGTCTGGTCGTCGGACTCGTTGTAGTCCCATGCGTCAGTCATTGACTGTTCTCCCTGTGTAATCATGGATGCGAATGCTAAAGGCCACGGCGGGGACCGTGGCCTTAACTCACTCTACCGGACTTGAGGACATGAAACACCGGCCGGTTGATGGTGTCATGGTGGAGAAGGTGGGACTCGAACCCACAGCCGCTGGATTGCAAAACCAGTGCACTGCCATTGTGCTACATCCCCATGCGAGCCCCATGAAGGAATCGAACCCTCATCACCGGATTACTAAACCGGTGCTCTGCCGTTGAGCTAACAGGGCAAGGTGCGCAAGCTTCACTCATCCACTTGCGCAAGTACCCCCACAGGGATTCGAACCCTGATCTCCGGTTCCTAAGACCGACGCTACTGCCAGTTAAACTACAGGGGCATTGACCATAGTGGGTCTACCGTTCCCACCACCTCATCCAGGTCGGGATGATGCGCATCCTGGCGCCAGGCATGTGCACGGCCGCATGAAACAGAGGCGAACCGGGGTCATGAGCCTCACGAGGGAATCGAACCCTCATCGCCAGTTTGGAAGACTGGGGTACTTGCCGTTGTACGAGTGAGACGGGGTGATCGGAGGGAGTTGAACCCTCGCATCCGGGGTCACATCCCGGTGTTCTGCCGTTGAACTACGACCACAGCTACCCCCCCTGGATTCGAACCAAGGCTAACTGATTCAGAGTCAGTCGTGCTGCCGTTACACTAGGGAGTAAAGCAAGGCATGTAGGAGTCGAACCTACCACGCGCGGGGTTGGAGTCCGCCGCTCTTCCGATGAGCTAATGCCTAGCTGGAATGGGAGGATTCGAACCTCCGGCCAAGGGATTAACAGTCCCCTGCTCTGCCGCTGAGCTACACTCCAAAGTGTTCGGGTGGACAGGATTTGAACCTGCATTTCCCCCGTAGCCAGGGGGCGCACTGGGCCGCTTGTACTACCACCGTAGTTGGTCCACTCGGATTCGAACCGAGGTTCCCGGGGTAAGAGCCCGGTACACTTGCCGCTGTGTTATAGACCATTGTCGCCAGTACCCGACAGTGTCGGGTAGAGGAGTGCATGCCTCCGTAGCTCTTTCGAGTCGCTGACAACTCCGTACCCCGTGAGGGAGTCGAACCCTCGACTCTTGGGTGAGAACCAAGTGTCTTGACCGCTAGACTAACGGGACGCGCTCCACCGGAGAGTTGAACTCCGATCGCTACCTTGACAGAGTAGCATCTTACCCTTAGAAGAGTAGAGCATTCGAGGATTTTCCTAGCTGCACCCTCAACCCCATGGGCCTGGTACCTCTGAGCAGCTTGCGCGGAAGACCTGGGAATCGAACCCAGTAGGCTGACGCCCTACCACGTTAGCAGCGTGGCTCCTCACCGGTCGGGTATCTTCCATTCGACAGGTTGCGCTTCACTACGCAGTTATGCCCGTGGTCGACGTGCGCCTGTCTAGCGGAAAGTGAAGGAGTCGAACCCTCAGGTGTAACCCTGGCACGGTTTTCTAGACCGCTTGCGGACCAACCCGCGCCACCCTCCAAAGTTCGCCTGATCGGATTTGAACCGACGACCGCCAGTGTATCAGACTGGTGCTCTTACCACTGAGCTACAAGCGAAGTGCCGAACGCTGGACTCGAACCAACAACCTCCGGGATTTCACTCCGGCGCTCTTCCATTGAGCTAGTAGGGCAGAGTGTACAGGTGGAGTCGAACCACTAGTGTTCCGCTTTGCAGGCGGACTCCAGGTCCGCCTGGATTTGCACGCTATACACGTACTCAGAGAGGGATTCGAACCCCCGACATACGGTGTGTAGGACCGTCGTTCTTCCACTGAACTATCCGAGTATGGCGCCGACGGGATTCGAACCCGTGTCGCATGGCTTATGAGGCCAGCATGGTAACCGCTCCACTACAGCGCAGTCGATTAGGCAGGAGTCGAACCTGCGACACGCGGCTTCGTAGGCCGCTGCTCTGTCCTCTGAGCTACTAACCGAAGTTGGACACCCGGGATTCGAACCCGGACGGGAGGGTTTTACAGACCCGCCGACTCAGCCTGCGCTGTGTCCAGTCTAGTAGGAGGGATTCGAACCCCCGATCGCCTGGTCCCAAACCAGGAGCCTTCGCCACTAGGCCACTACTAGATGAGTCCGGGGATCCCTAACCTAATAGTTTTCCCCGGCTCATTACGAACTATACCTGTCCCGCTACCCTGCGTGCAAGTCCAGTCTGTGCAGCACCGGACACGCCGGTTGCACGCGCACGGTTCCAACTTGCAAGCCTGGTCACATTCTGTGCAGCCTGCTGAGACTGCTCATCCTGTGCTCCGAAGACAGCCGCCTCAAGGGCGGACTGTCCGACATCCATGCCATAGATGTGGCTGATGGCGTTGTAGCCGGGAAGCTGCTCCGCAATCTTGGCATAACCCTCTCCAGCCTGCTGAGCAGAGACACCGGCAAGAGCGTAGCTCTCGACGTTGCCAGAGATGGTGAGCCCACGCTTGAGTGCTTCTGCACCAATGGCCGCTGCTGCGGCCTGCTTCTGGATAGAAGTCACGGCTCGCTCTGGATCCAGGAAGTATGCGGTGATGTGCTCATCATCGATACCGTACATGGATCGTAGAGCCTGCTTCATCTGGGGGCTAGCCAGGTTGGTAGCCTGGCTAGCAAGATCCACGCGAGTCTTCAGTTCAGTAGGACTCACATCCTTGGACAGGAACTCAGTGAAGTCCGAGGGCTGATCGTAGAAGCCCTCGGGTAGTCCGGCCTGCCTCATGAGCTGACGATAAGAGGACTCTGTACTCAGGTACTCAGCGGGGGAGAGGACGGGAAGTC